CGAGGAGATGGCCAAAAAGGAGTTTGAGGAACGTGTCCGTGAGACGAAGAAAAAGGCGATTATGGAGAATATTGAGAAAGCGAAGCAGAGTGGAAATGTTCTTACTCAGACAATGGACGATGAAGGTAATTTGATCGGCGTTAGGGAAACAGTCGATTTTGAAGACCGTGATGTGGCGGATACAGAAACGACCCAATTACGCAATGAATTGTTAAAAGAAAACATTGTTAATGGTGATGCTACCACAGAAGATAATGCATAAACAAACAAGAAGTAAAAATTGATTTATATATTGTATTCTATTTTCCATACAATATATAACGAATCAATCTGGAAATACCATGAGTTTATTTAATGAACTACTTCAATCGAGTGTGGACCGTGAACTCATGTTTCGAAATAGGTTATTGCCGATAGAAAAACGCGCAATCGACTATTATCAAACAATACACACAAATGACCATTACAAAGACAATGATATTCGTTTCATTGCCCAATTGGTGGGTACAATAACATTGCCAAGTGGAATGCATAACTTATTTAGCAAGACAACATGTAGTCCATTCGAAAATAAATTCCAACATCTATATCATGTCCTTCATAATCCCTTTATAGAGAAACGTGTTTGCACAGAAATCATGTTAAAATTCAGTTATGCACAGCGGTTGTATAGACGCCTGAATCGTTTCGTCTATTTGTATAAATGGAAGAAAGCTTCCATAGCCAATTCAACTGACCTGTTATTGAATCCAATCACCTCGACACAAACAAATTTAGTATATATTATGCAGCATAACCAAAAATATGTTATGACAGTTCTTGACATAACAAGTATCATCGATTCTGCGCTAACCAATTCGCCCAATATATACGCTGAACCTATGGTTTCTAGAAATCCATACAACAATATTCCTTTTTCAAAAGCAACACTGTACAACATCTATTTTCAGATCAAACATGGAGATTTCATTTTGTCGCCATTCTTTCATCAATATTTCCTTTCCAATTTTCACCTAAAAATGTTCCGTGATAAAAACGAAGCATTAATTAGGTCAGAACACATCCGACAATTTATTGATTCAAATGATCATAATCAATTACATGAAGAGATTCTCAATATGATTGAGTATTATAATCATACCGTGTCAAAAACACTTCGACTGGATATTCATCATGATTTTCCAAAAGACATTCTGCTTCGTATTTTCAAACCCTATGTAAAATTGTATTATACATTGGTCTATTCATTAGATCTTAGTGAGAAACACGAGACTACCCATGAATTCAAATACCGTATGAAAAAATTTGTTCAATACAATCCTGCATTTGGTAGAATGTGCCGTAAAACAGATTCACCCTTGTTTTCCAAAAAAAAAATACGAACTATCACATTTAACATGGACCATATTCCTTGGTCTAGACCTACTTATTCTAAAAATTACGATACATGTCATTTGGAAATTATTGAAGATGAATATGATGAAGAAAAAATGAATGGTCCATTATTGACTCGAACCTATCTACATAGAGACGATGATACTGAATCATTAAATGATACTGAATCATTTAATGAAACGGAAGATGCAGCAGAGTTATGTTCAAATAATGACGAAACCGTATATACAGAAAGTGATAGTGAGAATGAAGATGTTATAGAAGGTGATAGTGAGGATAAAACCATATGTACAGAAAGTGATAGCGAGGATGATGATGCTATAGAAAGTGATAGTGATACGGTGAATATTGGAGAAATCATTGCTAGGAGAACCAATCGTAGGACTAACAACCCAATGTCGATGAACTTTGACGACATATTTGGACCCGATACAGAATCTGACAATGAAGATACATCCGAGGCCACTGATTTGGCAAATATTCGTAGTTTAGTAGATCAGCTACTCGTACGAGTGAATGATATCAATCTAAACGACGATTGATAGTCCTACCATTGGTTCTTCTTTACATTAATCGACTGACTCGTCTTTTTTTTAGACTTGCTAGGATCATATGACTCATCCTCATCATCGGATCCCATGTTTTTAGAAATATCCCAAAATTCTTTGGATCCAAGTCGGAATTTGGGATGATCCTGTGCCTTGTACCAAAATATCTGGTCATTTAATTTATTCGATTTTGCATTGTTATTGATAACCAAACATTCATAGTTCTCTGTAGTCTGGTCCATAACTGCACAAAACGCCTCTAATGTTGGAAACATACTGGCATAATTCTCCCAAATTCGCTTTCTATTTGTTAGATATGGTTCTCTTAAAAGGAATACATAATCGATGTTTGTACGCAAATTTGGCGGAATACCAAGAGGATATTGCATGGTTATGATCAACATGATCTTCCAATGACGACCATTCATAAAAAGCAACCTCATCATTTTGTCTCGAGTCCATGATTGATCGTATAAACAATCATCCAATATAACAAACGCTCTTGGATCAATTAGAGTACGCTTATAGGTCGCTAATTCCTTATTTACTTGTTTGAGAACCGTTTTTTGTCGCCGTAAAATATTCTCAATCAATACGGTATTGTATTCTTCATGAATAAACAATTTTGGTACATGCTCTGCATAAAAGCCATTTCCCGCTTCTGTTCCTGAAATAACGGTACCAATGGGAATATCTTGATGATAAAATAATAAATCGCGGACTAAAAACGATTTTCCTGTATCACGACGACCAATCATAACAATAACGGGGCCTTTGTTCTCATCTGGCTTGAACGTTATCTCCTTCATATTAAATTTTCGCATTTCCAGTGTCATGATTCACAAATAATAAGATATTGTCCTATTAGATTTATTTAGGATAAACGTGTCATTAAATATAGTTATCAAGCAATTAGTTTAGAACAGTCCAATAATATATACTATTCGAGTATACAATTACATGTCCTCTGTAGATATTCCTAAATTTAAACTACACTACCACAAGTCAAGAAAAGTCGACTTTTCTAATTTAGAGTCAGAATACGTCATCATAGATAATTCATACAATCCATTTCGTCTGGATGCTGTTCAAAATTATAATCCATTATATGGTGAATTATTCGCACTCACGTCAGACAATTACGATCGCATCGTTTTAAATCATAAATATCAATTTCTATCTATGAATACCGTGCTAGATCAGGAAACCCAAGATGTTGTGGAAAAAGAAGTATTTATAAAATATTCCCCCCTACTCGATCCAACCAGATACATGGTAGGGAAATACGAATATGAAAAAGAGATACTGCATGTATTGCCACGCATAACAAAGGATAGGATTCATGTCCATCCGAAAATAAACGACCCCAACAATGCTGCTTATACTGATGCTTTTTTTAGTTATCTATCGAGCCAACTTTTGCATACCCATGGATTTGTCAATAGTAATGATTTTTATGGATCATTTGTTAGTATCCAAGACAAATTTAAAATAGATATTGTCGACGACCTGGAATATTTGCATAAATCTGATTATTTTAGAAAAAACGAGGGCGTCTCATTCCATGTCGTAGATTTAAATAGTCAATATCATACCATGAATACTAGCTCTCGTGCATACAAAGAACGATTGTTTATCGCTTCAACACCTAAACATAACCTGACTGCTATAACGATTGATGATATTGAGAATGAGAGTGAAAATCTGGCACATTCTGATGAGATTTTAGACACATCAGATTGCTTGATTTATACAGATGACAATATGTCTAGAAATACAACTAATAGCAGTAGTAGCAGTAGTAGCACTAGTAGTAGCAGTAGTATAAATGATAGTTCTGATGACGAATCTACATGTAGTTCTAATGAATCTGATTGGGAATCGTGCTCTGATGACAATTCATCGGAGGAAATGGAGTCGATATACGCTTATATTAACAAGTTCCCTGTACAAATGATTTGTTTAGAAAAATGCGATGATACCCTCGATTCACTTTTAGAAAAAGATCAACTAGGATGTGATGAAGCGATCGCTGCACTGTTTCAAATAATTATGATACTTGTATGCTACCAGAAAACCTTCCAATTTACACATAATGATCTGCATACAAACAATATTATGTATGTTAGCACAACGGAAGAATTCTTGTATTATAAATATGATAAAATCCAGTATAAAGTACCTACTTTTGGCAGAATATTCAAAATTATTGACTTTGGTCGTAGTATATACACCTTTAATAATCGCATTTATTGCAGTGATAGTTTCTCTACAAATGGAGATGCGGCTACACAATATAATTGTTATCCCTATTTTATCAGCAATAAACCTCGTATAGAACCTAATTATAGTTTTGATTTGTGTCGTCTAGGATGTTCAATATATGATTTTATAATAGACGATGACCCCGATGAGATTCTTGATGAATTCCAAACGATAGTTCTGAACTGGTGCCACGATGACAATGGTAAGAATATTTTGTATAAAAGAAATGGCGATGAACGATATCCACATTTTAAGATGTACAAGATGATCGCCCGTAATGTACACAATCATATTCCATCAGATCAATTGAAACTCCCTAGCTTTAGTAAATTCGCACTATCCACCAAAGAGCGAATCGACACAACCACCAATATTATAGATATCGATGCAATGCCAGTTTACGCATAAACTACCCTTTTTATTTGTGTATACTCAATATACTAGACACAAATGTCGACTGGACCTTGGTATTGTTATATTTTACGAAATAAACAACATCAGTATAAACATCTTACCTACAATGGCTCTACAAATGACCCTACTCGTCGATTAAGGCAGCATAATGAAGAAATCTCGGGTGGGGCGCGATATACCCATGGACGAGGTGGTGGGTGGGAAATCTATGCATTACTAACCGGATTTGAAGATCATAAAAACGCTCTATCATGCGAGTGGAGAATAAAACATACAAACGGAAAGCCAGGAAAACGTCCGCCTGCCCATTTGGGAATGATTGGACGTATTATTGGACTAAACGAAGTGTTAAAACTAGATCAATGGACTAGTAAATGCACAGTGCGGAATCAAGATATCCCTTATGTCCTATATATTGCAGAGGATGTTATGCAATATATAAAAAAAGAAGACTTACCTGGTAATATAACCATTGTTCCAGGCATTCCATCAGCGGAGGAATTATCCTAGTTCATATACAATTGTCGATACTCTTCTGGAGTAATGATAGGTATATTGTTATCCTTTGCATATTTGGTCTTATTAGAAACATCCATGGTATTTTTAACTATCAAAATATTGGTCTTTTTACCAATAACATCATCTAATGTTCCTCCCATCTTTTTCAAATGGTCCTCGATCGACTTGTCTCGCACTTTTGTCATAACTATATGTTTCCCGTACAAATAGTGCTGTTTAATGGCTTCGTCTGTCGGTTCGGCTTCTGTAGTTATCTTATTGTTTGACAGTTTGCTTTCTTGTCCAATTGCACTAATAAATTCTGTAAATTTAGGTATATTGGCAGCAAAACTAGTTGCGTTTTCTCTTCCGATTCCGGGTACTGTGAGCAATTGCTGGACTCGGACATCGATAGACGCATTGTCAGTAAGAATATTTGGATGAGCACGCATAATCGGTTCAATTTTCCTCTTGCCAATCCCCCTACCAAACTGATTAGACGCTGCCATGATATCAATTAAAGATGCGGTTTCTAATTTCTCTTGTATTCCATCGTGAATTTTACTAATCATTTTTTCTTTGAACCCATCCACTTTTTCAAAATCAGCCCGTTTCATCTGAATAATGGCAGGAACAGTTGTATATCCTGCATCCATTATTCGTCTAACATTTCCGGATGAAAGTCCATCTACACCTAGACCATTTCCTGCCGCAGAGAAAAATGCGGTTATATTCTTTTCTTGAACGCCAGTATCGCCATCCACATTATCCAAGATGATATCTACATGCGAATCTGTCCAATGGTAGGGTACGGTTGGCATTTTGGGAATTTCTGCTGGTATAGACACCGATTTGATATGAGGTATAACATCCCCACTGCGAACAATTTGTACAGTGGCGCCTATTCCAATTTTATTGGATTCAATGAAATTTGCATTGAACCCAGTTGCATACTCAATGGTTACTCCACCCAATCGAATCGGTTCTATGCGCACTCTTGGTTTTAAATAACCACTTTTACTCGCATTCCAGAGTACATCAACGACCCTTACTTCTGCAACTTGGTCAGAAATAACCATTTTAAATGCAAACGCATGTTTCGGATTTGCAGTAGTCCGTTGATACAATGCATCGTTCGCAACAATCACACCATCTATCTCATATTCATAGTTCGAGCGCCAATCTAATAATTTTTCAGACAACATCTCATTGGTTAGTGTCTCGGTTGATTCATTGAGCACAGTTTCGTAATTCCACGAAGCCATCTTTTCCATCTGATCACTCGGCTTTGTCTCGGGGCGGATAACCTCATATGCAACAAAATGCATATCTTTCGCCTTTGTTCCAATCGTTTTACTATTAATAATACCAGCCACTAGATTTCTCGCATTCGCAAATTGGGAACGATATTTCGTTTCGAACACGTGCTTGGGTATAATAAATTCGCCGCGAATCACAAGTCCCTTCTCTTTGGGTAAGTTTAATACATCTATAAAATGACTTATATCTTGACCAATTGTACCGTCTCCTCGTGTATACAATTTCGGTTCATCGCATTCTGTCGAATACATACCACTAACACCATCGAGTTTGCAAGATAGAACATAGGGTCCACTGTACTCACGCATCCACGTAGCCAGTGCAGTCGTATCTGGTTTAATTTTATCCATAGATGGCATATTATAAGGCAATACAATTTTGTTTTTTATAACCTTTGCTCCTATTTTTTTTAATACAGCATTTGTTGGAAAGGATCGTTCCATATGTTCCTTTATAATGTCGAACTCATTGTCTGTAAGCATACTCGTATCTGTATTATAATACATATGGTTTGCTAGTTCTACCATATTAGCCAATTCTGTCTCCGTAAGTTTCTCGATAACCGACATACCATTTGTTTTGAATGATTGGATGTTTGCAAATGCTTTTTCATCCTCACCTGTTTTCTTCTTAGGCATTTCTACTCTGGTATCGACTGTAGTATCTAAATCTGTTTTTTCCTTATTCTTATCTACCCTAACCTTCCTTGTATATTTTCGTTTGGGCTTATCCACCTTCAATATAGGAACCAAATCTACGAATGGTTCGTCAGGTTTTGTTGAAATAGAGTTCTTATCTTCTATGATGGGCGGGTCAACCTTTTGCTTTCGAGTATATTTTCGTTTTTTTGGCTTGATATGGGTTTCTGTTATGGGCGATTTATCTGTCTTTGAATTTTTCCTTGTACTCTCCTTTTTCTCCCTTACTTTTTTTGTTTTATTGCATATGGAGAATTCACATGGCGTCTTATCTAAATTACATTTACACCAATTGGTACTTCCTATTAATTTGTTAGAATTCCAGCTAGGTCTACATCCGGTAGCGCATTTCCCATTGGGAACAAGTTCGCAACTACGATAACACGATATGGGTGCCACTTCTACATTTGATCTATCAACAATTGGTATTGTTGTTTCTACTGCAATACCACTGGTTCGTTCAGTAGGTTTCTTATATTTTAAAAATAATGACTTGAATATATCCCTTTCTGATTCAAAAACACCTTCTATTTTATTACCCTTTACTTTATTCTGTTCTTTTTTATACATTCCATGTTCGTTTAATGATATTCCCAATTTTAGTGCATAACCACGCATAACCGTATTAAATACCTTGCTTCCGGTAAAATACAGCGTTGCAAAGGGGTACTCTTCTAGTGGCGTATACATAAAATCCACACGGCGTGCCCTTGGCTCATTTGGTAGTTTGGCAATAACCAATGTTTTGATGTTCCCTTGCGACAATATTTCTAGAATAACCCCCCTTTTTTTGAGTTCTTCTACAAATGTAGACATAATAGTCGGTTCAGGAGAGGTTATAATCACGTCAATATCACCGGACGTTTCACATCCTCTTCGATAACTACCTACAATCTCATATTTCGCCCCCTTTGTGCTCACTTTACGAAAGACGGATTTAAATTGAGAATCATATCGCTCAATCTCTGAACGTGGTATACGTTCCAAAATGTCTTCGTAATATTTCAACCCGATTTTTTGAACGCTATTTAAAACGGATTCTTGTTGTTTACGCAATTCGTCTATCGTTGTGATACCATTTGCTACAATATCCATTGCTTTTTTGGGACCTATACCATAAACATCGGTGAATATATTTGCGGGATTGTTCTTTTCTCGTTCGAACAGATCGAGTGTACCCGTTTCTAAAAATTCGTTTATCTTACTCAGAATAGTAGGACCAATGTTTGGTTTTCCTTTCAAATCGTCGGGTGTCATAATATCCTCTATTGTGCCCAATACGGTGTCTTGAGCTCGTGCATAAATCCGGCTGCGAATCGCGTCTCCCTTTTTCTGCATAATTGACGATAGTCGGCCCAACATATCCGCGATTTTCTCATTTATTCTATCGGGGTGCATCATAGGCTGTACATTTTCCACCGTGTTTTCTGGCTCAATATTTATACTCGGGATCGCATCAGACTTTAATTGTTTTTTTCGTTCTTTTATCACCATATTTTCTAAAATGGTTGGATCCTCGGAATTATTTTCCATTATTACCGTTCCGGTTGTATACAATACGATGATAAATATTACAGAATATATTTATCATTTTAGAACCCAGGTTCATCAGTAAAAATCTGAGTAGCTTTCAAATTCAAAGACTTGTTTTCGGTTATTATGTTCATAAAATCATTCAATGTACCATTCATTTGAAGAAATCCAAACAAACCAGCAAAGGATGCAATGAATACCATAAATGCATCTCGAATAATGTACTTAAGAGGTGGCCAATTTTTTTCTACATATTTCATTTCAATGATTTTTGCCATGCTAAACAACAAGGTGATTATGCCAGATAAGACTAATAATTTTTCCATATCGAACTATGTATATAGAAAAATTATACATTTTCTCGAAGAAAACTACGCAGTGTTTACATTGGTGGTAGTTCTTCTACATCATTCAATTCAATGTCGTCGGGTGATATTGTTCGGACATCTTCGTCTAAAATATCAAATCCACTTAGATCAATGGAATCGGTATGAATCTGGATGCGATCTTCATCTTCGTCATATGACGACTCTTCTTCTTCCAATTTACGTTCTATTGCACGTGTCGTGCTAATATCTTCCAAACGTTCGATTGTTTTTGGTGCACTAATATTTTGATGATCATTCTGTTCATCCAATACAGAATCCATATCATTAAAGGAAAGTTTGGTTATAACATCCCTATTGTCCATATTTTGAATAGAAGGTACTATTTCTGGTACACCATCATCGTTTGCAACCATTTTGATTGTTTCAGATGTATTATTGTCATCTTGATTCATGGTTTCCATTGACTCATCTGCTTCTACCACTGGTTCACTAGAATCTTGTTCTATGTCCTCTACAAACACTTCTTCTTCTTGTTCTACACTTTCGTCCATATAAGCACGTATGATGGATTCTGTCGGTATACTTTCACGAATCGCCATCATGATACTTTCTTGTACAAGGGTTTCTACCTCACGATGATTTTTCTGAGTTTGTAATGGAGATATGTTTTTTTCATATAAGTAAATATTGGTGTATAATTTACGCGCAACATTAATATATACCTTGTGGATAAACACATCTAGTTTGGGAACAGATATATCTATCTTCTTCTGTTTGTTTCCAACACGTATACAGGTAAGTACTTTTAATTGAATAATATGGACACATGTTATCAAATCTTCTAAATAATCACAACCACTACGTTCAATAATGCGTTTACGTTCTTCTTCGATGATAATATTGTTCCATTTTGGAATGCGAGACATTAAATTTTGAAATGTCATTAAATATTTGTTTGCCTCGTCGTTTTCTATACAGATATTCCACGATTCATTAAAAATGGACCGAATGCCTTCAATCACTAAAGGCGTGAAGATGCTTACTAAACGACTACACCATTCGTTTCGTGATTCATGTAAGTTTGAGATAACGAAATCGTCCATTGTATTATAAAGATACCAGACTTTTTAAGTCCTTATTTTGACGCATAAACAAAAAATCAAAAATACATAACAACAATAATTTTTCACAACGGAATTCTGGCTTGATTTTATCAAAATACATTTTTGCATTTGCTTTGATTTCAATTGAAAGAATATTCGTCTCATCGATCCACTTTACCACATCAATTCCAGCTAAACCATTTTCATAAATTCGACCTGAAAGTTCCGAAAGATCATAATGTGTTATTGATTCAGACGAAAGAGTGGTTGTAATTTCATTGTCTAACCACTCAATTGGGTCTTCTTGATACTTCATCGTATATCGCGTATTTATCGAATAATTATGTAAATTGATAATATTACCATCTACGATATGCTCTGGTACATATATTTCACAGAAACGAGACAATATCGGATTCAGTAGTTTATGCTTATTCTCCAAAATAATAAAAAAACGGGTATTATGACTAAATAACTCGATGCATCTTCGCAGAGCAGACTGAGCATCGATCGTTAAAAAATCGGCATTCAATAATACAATGGTCTTAAAGATAACGCCCGTGTTTGTCTGCACATTTGTTTTTGCAAAGAATTTCAGGTCTTCACGTATGAATTTAATACCTTTGCCGTGAGCACAATTCACCTGCATAACATTGTTCTTAATCTTGTTTTTATCATTGCTATAAATTGTATTCAAGAAATTATTCACTATAGTTCGTTTTCCGCTACCCGAAACGCCATGAAATATAATGTTGGGTACTTTATTTGTTCTATGAAACCCATCCAATTTATTATATATATGAGAATGAATATCTATTGACATTTTTTTGACAGGGATGTTCTCCTGAACTGGATTTACTGTATGAAAATAATCATGAGTTGAAGCAATTGAATGATAGGTTTGCATTATTTATGTATACAAATCACCTTCTGTCTATGTTCTTTGTTCGGCTACTATTTTCTAACAATTTTTAATTGTTTTGTAAACGCATATCGTTCATGATGCATTGTCTTTCGTCGCAAATTGCATTCCAAACATGCAATCATTAAATTTGACTGATTATGACCTTCCGAGTTATCTATACGTTCTAGACTCCACTGAGAAGGTTCTCTTACATTTTCATATAGGACATTGACGATTCTGTGGCAATAATAACAATTTAATTTACACTCATGTAATAAGGTAAGGGTTTTATCTAGATCGACAAACAATTCCTTGTCAAATATACCATTTTTTATGTCTTGACTTCGATATCCAGATATTTTTTGTTGAATATGTTGGTGAATTATTTTACAAGCATCGATATCAATTGGCTTCTTTGTATAGAGTTGTTCAATATAAGATTGTTGTTTTGTCGATACTAGGTCTTCCATGCTAAACGACCATTTGTTTGTACCGGTTATTACTCTTTTCTTTGGTATTTTGTTCTTTTCAGTATCAGTGTTGGAATTCGAATTATCAGACGGACATCGTAAATCCACTATAACTTTTTTTATATTGTCCATTGTATTTTCTTTAGATAGGGGTTAAAAATTATTCGATCGAACGAATCATCCCACAAATAAATGAATGGCTAGGAAATGAGCTCCCATATGGCCGGATCCCACAAATAAATGAATGGCTAGGAAATGAGCTCCCATATGGCCGGATCCCACAAATTACAATGACTACATTCTATAATAATAATTTTGTATTCATTACGATATATGCATAGGAATGTCTGGAATATTGTATCAGAATTTGTAAGATAATGATATTTTGTCCATTTGAAAGAGTGGATTTTGGAGTATTGGACATTTTTATGGACATTTATTTTTGTCCATTTTTGAAGAGCATCCCCGAGAATATTCTTGAAAAATCATGAAAATCCACTTTAAAGCATAATGCAGCTATTTTCGAAAAAACGAAATCAGGTCCACTGCACACTTTTTTCAAGCATTTTTGAGGTCGTGAGTTTTGGGGATTTTTCGGTTAGGATCAATCCTAATGTCGCCCTAATAGAAAAATCCCAAATATAGTATTTATCATTATGTGGTTATAAATATATTAGGAATAATGGTAAGAATATACCATTATAGATGTTATTTTAACCGCTGCATTAATTCAAATCCTAATGAAAAAATCCCCAAAATCCCCAATGCATTATTGCTAACATATATAAAATAATATGTTATTTACTCATAGCAAAAACAAAAATTCGGCATTCATGACATGATAGCCGGCGGTTCCCATTCTGAGCCGGTTCCACAAGTAAAATGAATGGCTATGAAAGGGTTCCCCGGCCGACGTGGTTCCACAAGTAAAATGAATGGCTATGAAAAGTTCCCCGGCCGACGTGGTTCCACAAGTAAAATGAATGGCTATGAAAAGTTCCCCGGCCGACGTGGTTCCGTAAATACACCGATCAATATTG